CGTGGGTTATGTTCTCGATTCTCTCAGACACGAACGTGTAGTTTTTGGCTTTGCCGTGCGGGCTGTACACGGTGTCGTGCACAGCGAAGCTGCCATCATCCTGCCAGCCAAAGCGCGGTGGGACGGCGACCGTGTTCTCCGTGGCCGAAGCCTCCTGCATGCAGGAGCGAACATAGTCCGCCAGATACCGATCACACCCCGCGCCGGTTGCCACTATGTTGGCTGCCGCCAGCGTCTTTATGCACTCGGTCTGGTTAACAACCGCCTGCATGGGTACGGCGAAAGTGATGCGCTTTCTACCGCTGTCCTTCATTGCCACAAACTCACCCGTGTAGAGGCCGCGATCCCAGAACAAGCGCGTCATGTACATATCGTACGGCAGCAGCAGGATGTTCTTCGCTTCTTCCTCGTCCTTGGCGGGCTTGTTGTAGAACACGCCGCCGTTGCGTCCATAGCCGTAGCCGCGTGGTGGGTTCGGGCGGTCTACCGGGTTCGGGTCGTCGTAGTCGTCAGCCGTCGTCGCGTCTTTCAGCGGGGCCAGCGCTGTCTTGCGCCCAAGCGCCAGCGGGTTGGTTATCTTGCCTTGGTGTGGGCAGCCTTTGCAGCCGCCAGTGTTGCACCCTGCGATCTTCTCGCATGAGTACGGGCCTTTTATCTCAGACAGCTTGCGTGCCATCCGATCAGCGTCGTACGGGTGCAGGGCGGACAGTTTGGCTGACGCATTGGTGCCGTCTTCACAGTACTTGGTCAGTGACAGCATCGCCCGCCAAAGCGGCTCCATACCATCTTCCTGTGCGTTGGCAACGTAGTGTGCGATCTGTGCGCATCCTGTGCCTGCGGCCGTACGCGCCATGATGTCTTTGAAGTACGTGACGCTATTGCCTGCCAGCGCCTTCGCTACGGCGGACATGCCCTCTGTGGGTTTGGGGCCGAACAGAGCCAGCTCTCCTGTAGCGGGCTTGCTTGCAATGGCGAACTTGGGCGCGTAGCCTTTAAGTTTGTCGGCGATATCTGCCAGATTGAATACGCCACCCGTGTGCTTCAACACAACAGGTTTGGGCGGGTTGTATTTGCAGTTGTCTGTGCCCGGCAGGCCCAGTACACGCGCTGCATCATCGGTCACTGTCTCGTCTATCGCAAACCCGAAATGGGCCGCTGCGGCTTTCATGGCCTTTGCCACGGGCAACCACTTGGCGACCGGCACTTCTTCAGCCAGAGGCCAGTGTACGTGTACCCCGGTGCCTGAATCGACAAGCCATGGATCCCCAAGCGTATCCAGCCCGGTGGCTACCATGAACGTTTCAAGTGCGCGGATGGCGTCTTTTTTGGACTGGAACGATTTCCATACGCCTTGTGCTTGGTGCCAGCCACAATCCAAGTCCATGAATAAGGCGCGGATGAATAGGGCGCTCTCGGCTTTCCGGTTGCCTGTGTCATCAAAGGTGGCCATCGCGAAATACGCACGCTGCCCCTTGGCGCTTAACGATGCCGCTGTCGTCTGTAGGTTCTCGACGCTGTCTACAAAAATGTTTTTTCTGAATTCCCCATTCAGTGTAAATACACAATACTTTCCGTGTGTCGGCAACACCGCCGACAGGAAGTCTGTCGAGTCCATCTCGCCCCCTATTCGTTATTTGTTTCAGTTAGGGCGAACGCTTCAGGTTTGTTTAACGAGGCCAAACGGCTGCCTTCGGGGCGTAGGCTTGCGATGATTTGACTGACCGCCTTACGATAGCCGTTGGTAACGGTACCGCCAGCGAACCAGCTATAAACAGTTGTTCTAGATGCGCCCGTCATGCTTGCAATCTTCTGTACGGACAGCCCGTTCTTAATGGCGAGTCTCCCGAGCGTTGGGCCGAGTTGCCGCGAGTGCATTCTTACGAGCAGTCGTGTGTTTGTGTGATATGCCATGGTTTTCGCTCCGTCATAGTCGATGAGAAGGGGGCCGAAGCCCCCAGACACTCACTCTACAGGATCATTCATCATCCCACTCAGCCAGTGTCTTAGCCAGCCCGTTGGCAGCAGGCACATTGGTGACAGGCTTGGCGGGCGCGGCCTTGACCACGGGCTCGGTGACTTCATCATCCTCGGGTGGCAGCACAGGCTTGGCGGCCTTGGCAGCTTTAGCGACCTTCGGTGGCGGAGCTGGCGGCTCGTCGTCTTCATCTACAACCGGCGCCGCGGGGGCGGCCTTGGCAACAGGCTTATCGCTTGCGGAGAAGCCAGCAGGTAGCGGAGCAGATGCGCCGACACCGTCCATTTGCGACACGTTCATGGTCACGGCTTGCACCGCTTCCGGCGACTTGCCCTTCTCCAGACACACCGCGTACTCGTCCGATGTGAGCGGGCGCATTGCTTTGAAGAACAGCTTGGGCGTGGCTGCAGTGGTATCAAATTTCAGTCGCGTAACGACATACGAGGGATCCCAACTTTGGGCAGCCAACCAGCGGGCGTACTCTTGCATCGGGCGATTGTCGCCGTCGCCTTTACCGAACAGAGATGTGGCAGCCAGTGACAACTGCATCACGTCACCTTCAACGTCATTGGCCAACACCACGGCGAGCAATTGGCTGTAACGGCAGGCGCGAGATTCGCCTTGACCAGAGCCTTTCATGTTCTTCGGGCACTGCGCACAGTTGGCGCACTGTTTGGCCTTGACGGTCGGGTCTGGGGTGTCGCCATCCTTGCTCCAGCAGTCAGGTGCTGCCGGGGTGTTCTCGTCGTAAACCTTGGCGTAGAAAGTACGCGACACCTTCGGTGCAGCGTTGACGACGATCACATCGAGATAGCGTTCTTCAATGGCCGCCACTTCCTTGCCACCAGCGATCAGACGGAATACGCCGCCACGGATAGAGACGCGCTTGCCAGAGGCACCAGCACCGCCCATCAACGCCTTGGCGATAGATGTCAGTTCGCCTTTTACAGCAAAGGCCGGGAGTTGCGATGGATTGAAAAGGGATACTTGATTTGTAGCCATGATTTTCTTTCAGAGTTGATAGGTTAGCTTCGATTTTTTGTTACGGCCACAGTGATTTCAGAAACTGTGTTTAGGCCGGGGGGCACGGTGCCGGGGTTGACTTCCAGGAAGTCCGCCATGTTTTTCTGAGCCACGCGCTTCTCCAGCAGGAACGGCGCTTGGTTATCATTGATGAACTGGTACATGGCGTCCCAGTCCTGTGCATAGAAACGCGTACTTGTGCGCAGTGATACTGTGCCGTACGCTGTTTTCATACCTGTTCCACCAACGGTGCGCATGATGTCTTTCATGGCGCTGGCGACTTCTGCCTGCTGCGTCTTAATGCGTTCTTCTTCGGCCTCATAAGCCTTGGTGAGCGCAGAAAGTTTTTCACGCATCTTGATGTAAATCTTGGTCAGTCGATCCATCGTGACGTGGGTATCAGCTACCTCGGCCACAAGCATCGTCTGCTTTAGATTGACAGCATTCGGGTCTGTTTCTTCTGTCATGTCATTACTCCGATTTCTTTGTTGGGAAGCGCAGTGTACTTCACTTTTTGGGTTTTGTACAGTTCTGAACATTTATTTTTTCATGTTAGCCACCCCCTCGTACAAGATAGTGTGCTCGTGTTTGGGTGTCATCTATCGATCTCCATTTCGTCATCGAACATCTGCGTCAGCAGTGCGTGGTCTGTTACACGGGCGTCCATGGCAGCGAACATCTTTTTCTCGATGGGGCTGCTCTGGATATGCACGACTGTTACTTTGTCTGACGTCTGCCCTTGGCGGTCTGCCCGGGCGATGCCCTGCGTGTACAGTTCAACACTCATCAATGGCCCGTAGAACACCACAGTGTCCGCTGCAGTCAACGTGATACCGTGTGCCGCAGCCTGAGGCTGCATGAGCATGACTTGCGGCGTGGGTGTGTTTTGGAACGCGTGGATGATCTCGCCGCGCTTATTGGCAGGTATGCCCCCATGGATCAGGCCCACGCTCACACCGTTCTTTATCAGGAACTCAGCGATGCCGTCGATGCTTGCGCGAAACATGGCGAAGATTAGAACTTTTTTATCCGTCTCTGCGAGAATTTCCAGCAATAAATTCATGCGCGGTGTGGCATCAAATTGCACAACTGTTTGATCTTCCGCAATACAAAAGCCTTGCGAAATCTGTAATAGCTTGCCGACTACCGCTGCCTTATTAACCGCACTTATCGTCGTGCCCGCTGCTACAACCAAGGCGTCTGTCTTGATCTTCTCGTAGTACTTGCGCTGCTGTGGCGTCATGTCCACTTCGCGAGCCGTTTTCAACACGGGCGGTAGGTCAACACACTCTGACTTCTTGAAGCGTATCGCCGGTTGCAGCGCCGCAAACACTTTGTCTTTGGCGTCAGACTTGGGCACCCACTTGAACATCGTCAGCTTGTTCATCACCTTGTCGCGCCATGCGGTCGCGTAGTTCGGCACGCCACTGGGGTTTACCAGTTTGGCAAGACCATACGCGTGCAAGGGGGACTGTGCTGCGGGTGTGCCAGTCATCATCCACAGGTACGTCTTTGGCGTCAGTATCTTTGCCAGCGTTTTCCAGCGGCGCGTGGACACGTTTGCGTAGGAGTTACAGTTATGGACTAGGTTGCCGTTAGCAAAGTAGTGAGGTGTGCCTTCAACTTCGAGGTTGTAAACAGCACGTGCACTTCCTTGTTCGTGATGCGTGACACTGACCACCCTAACTCCGCCAGCTTCGCTTCCTTCTTCCTGTCCTGCGCTTTTCTGGCCGACATATTGTGGGAGTTCCCATCCACTTCCAACCCCTGCTTTGTCGCGGGATTTGCAAAGTCTAACTTGTAGTTCGTGGGATAGCCCGCTTGCCTGCGCCCCAACGCTACCGGATAATTCCAAACCCAATTTGACGGAAGCAAACTGCCGACACATTGCTCCGTAAGTGTCATCCCTGTACCGTTCCCCCCGCGAATCAGGGGCTTGTGCCCAATCGCTTTCAGCAACGCTGACATACGCGCCTTGTACGCTTCTGAACGGACGGTTCCCTTTGGATTCCCGCGCTCCTCTGGCCGTATCCGGTTGAAGTAGCTCGCCCCCGGGTTCAGTAGGTGATACCGTTTCCGAGCGCAGGATTGTGAGCAAGTCATCCCGTCTTGCGTACCCTTGGAGCGGTGCCACAGCCACTGCGACTTCTTTTGCAGGTATGGTGCCTGACACACAGGACAACTCAGCTTCACATACCAACCTTCGTCCGACAAGATTTTTGGCGGTAATCCATCCGGCATCAGTGAAGAAAGGGTGGTCAGCGGTACAGGTTGTCTCTTTGCCATCAGATGTTCTCACAGTCACAAGGTTTGCAGAAGCATTGCATATAAGCCGTTTTATACGCTTTACTCCGTCAGATGTCACGACAGTATCCCCCGCCTTCAGCTTCTCGATGCTGCGATTCCCACCCGGCGTAGCGATCTGTGTGCCTGCCACAAAGCACTCATCAACGATCACCATATCAAACCGACCGTCACGGATAATCTCGTCGGCAACCAGCCCCAGCCCGTCGTAATTGATGATGACGATTTCGTAGTCATCTTGGATCATCTCGACGCGTCGTGAGGCGTTGGTGTGATGCGCTACCACCGCGCTTCGGTGCATGACGCTGTTCATGATGTCGCCCATCCACGCAGACTGCATGATAGACATTGGGCATATAACAAGGCAGCGTCTGACCTCGCCCATGTTCATCAGATAGTCCATCGCCCACAGCGCAGAGATCGTCTTGCTTGTGCCCGGGTCATTGAAGATGAATCCGCGCCGATGAAGTGTTACGAAGCCCGCTGTAGATTTCTGGTGGGACATCGGTGTGTACTTGCCCGGCCACGCATAGGTGCGCTCGATAGGCGAGGGTACGTTCTTGACGCCTAGGTTTTTAAGTACCCGCGTCTCGTGTAGCCCCCAACTGACATACACCTTATACCCGCCTTCAATGGGCTCCACGAAGTGCTTAGGGATGATGCTGAATTTCTCAGGGTTGCGCGTTCGTATAACGAGCGCTTTGTTTTCATGGATTTCCATCTTAGCCTTTCAGTTTTAGTATTGCTTTTACCGCTTGCGTGCTGTTCCATGAGTAGTGCAACACATACGGTGTGCCCGGCACGTCCCAAACAGATGCCCTCCCA